GCTTAACGCACAAGGACATAGACAAAAGGACATTGACAGGTGGGTAACACATTGGAAGTATGATGAGAATCAGAAGATTTACGATGCTCTCATGTGTACCATTCTATTTGCCGGGGCTATATATTACAAAGACAATTTGTTTATATCTCTCCTAGCGAGTGTTATTTTGCTCTCCTGGTTGTACTGGAAACACTGGTATAATAAGGGTCCTTTGCCACCAGATGGAGTCTTGCACAGGGCGTACGCTTTGGTACTCTTACCTACGTTTTGCATGCAGGGAAGAGAGTATGCCCCGATGAGAGAGGATGCAGGCATAAAGAAGTGTGCCACTTTTGATGAACCTTGCAAAGAACAAGTTCATCGAAGTTATGGTTTAAATTTTGAAGGCTGCTCCTCAGTTGTACCCAGAACGTGTTGTCACAATTTGGAAGGAGCTTTGAGGGTTAGGTACATGTCAGAGAAAGGACCTTATGACAAACAACTTATCAGAGACATTATTGAAAACTTCAAGAATTTCTTAAACAAGTTGACTAAACCCAAATGGCCAAATCTTACGAGGGAGCAATGGTTAAAACATTTGCCACCCCGAAGGAGAAAGGCTATGGAAGAAGCTTCTGAGGTGTTAGTTGCATTGTCGGCTATGGGTAATGCTTTTGTTAAAGTAGAGTCCTATAGTGGCAAAGATCCTGATACTTTTAAAGCTAGGATGATCACCGCCAGGATGGATGAGTTTCAAAATGAGTATGGTACCTATTTTTATAACTTGTCCAAATGGCTCTTTGAGTTGCTTAAAGAAACAAACTTGAAATATGACGGAGGTTTCAGTGCTGAGTTGTTGGGCAAACTAGCAGAAGAAATGGATTGTTTGGGCACACTCTATGAATTAGATGTGTCCAATTGGGACGGATGTATAGAAATGATTTGGTACGAGTTGGAATTATGGTTGATCGATGAGTTCGCCCCGGTTCGACCAGAAAATGATTTCTATAGGAAATATTGGTACGGAGTGAGGGGCAGTGGTTATGGATTATCATATTTCATGAGCCACTCGAGGAGGTCAGGAGATTTGTGGACCTCCCCTTTCAACTCGTTAATAAATCTTGCTATACTTCTGTATCTGTTTGGTGATGCCATATTGGCGGTGGCAAAAGGTGACGACAGCTATCTAGGCGCTAAGATTAATCTCAGCGTAGAATTCATAACAGAATTTTACAAGAGGATAGCTATGGTGGTGGAAGTCAAGAAACCACACATAAATGAGTTGGGTTATTGCTCTGGACTTTTCTGGAAAACGGATTCAGGAAGGAAATGGGGAATAAACCCATTCAAAGTTTTGCAAAAGTTTGGGTATGATCTCAATCATAATAGTCCTAATAAAATGCCAGGACTCATGAAAGGCACTATGTTGTCTATGTTAAATATATCTAGTCATGTACCCATAGTGTCAGAGTTGTTTTCTCATTGGTTGGAGCAGTGTGATACCACGCGTGCAATATTCACCAATGAGACTTGTTTTCGCAATGAGGGAGAAGAAATTACTCCGCTTTGTTTATCAGCCTACGAACAACTTTCATGGAACACTGGTCAGTCAGTTCAAGCTCTACTCGAACTGACCGAAAGTTTATGTAAAATAAACTTTTCTTCACTTCCTGTCGTTGTGGACAGTGTGACCTTTAAGAATGGGTTTTCTTCTTTCTTTGGCGGAAGAGGAGAATCTACATTCATTCCCCAAGGGTCAGATATGTGGAATTTGAAAACCCTATGGGCTTTTCTACTTGCCCTTTATGTAGATATGCTTGATGGCGGATTCAACTGGTTGTTGTGGGCAACAATCAATGAGGAAATATTTCTCCAAACTTGTACCTTTCATTTGGACTTTTTGGGATTGGGAATATGGTTCCGTTGGATTTTCGCCACTTTTGAGTACGGCCTTTATGGCGGTGGATGGCACAGATTAGAACCTGTGGTGATGCACATGTCAATAGGATATTTTAAGGTCCCATATTTTACAGCGATTTTTCTACACGTGTTGCACAATTTTCTAGCCTATACACAATGGCGTTATGTGATATGGTCAGAAAGAATAAGATTAATCAGCGAAGAAAGAACAATAAACCAGCCAAAAACGGTCTTAAGGGAGCAATTAAGACCGTCATCAAAGACTTGATGGTCGGGGGAGGAACGGCTATCGGAGGTTACTTAGGTGGTCCCGCGGGGGCTGCTTTGGGTAGCAGTGCCGGTGCCTTCCTCTCCAAGATCACAGGGTTTGGGGACTATGTTATACGGTCCAATTCTCTAATGAGCAATCGGAGTGCGGGTCACACATTTGGCGATGACTCACGTTCTATACGAGTCATGCATCATGAATACTTGTGTGATATCACTGCACAGTCTGATTTTACAATAGAAAGAAGCGTACCAATTAACCCGGGTCTCCCCTCCTCATTTACATGGGTTGCTCAGCTTGCTGATGCTTTTCAGCAGTACAAAATGAGGGGGTGTGTTTTCTATTACCGATCAGTTTCGGCTGAGTGGTCAGGGAGCGGAATTGCTCTTGGTACCGTGGTAATGGGGACGCAATATGATGTTACCAAGGAAGATTTCACATCTAAAGTGGAGATGGAAAACTACCTTTTCAGTTGCAGCACAAA